TAATATAGTACCTGCAACATAAAATATATTTCTTGCTATTTCACCTATTTTATAAAATATTCCAGTAACAGACATATGCGTATCTTTAAGTTGACCAACTACCAATCCTAACAATCCACCTATTACCATCACAATGCCTGTAACTATTAATGACCCAATCAACAAAACAGAATTACCAACAGCCCATAACAACCCTCCAATTACTGTAAGGAAACTACCTTCTTGAAATCCTGTAATAATCAGACCTAATCCTTCTTTAATATTGTCTAATAAAGGGCCTAAAACATTTGTAGCCATAAAACCAAAAACATCTGACATCATACTAAATCCTTCTCTCAATGAAGGTTCTATTGCCTTTAATGTTCTATACGCTACAAATAATACTCCTAATATTAGTGTAGCCCAAATAGTAAATCTTAGTGCATAAAATAATACCTTCCCCATAAACTTCAATATCCCACTACCCACTTTTTTACTAAATTGTAATGCATTTTTAAGAGTTAGTTTTGCTCTTATTGCCTTTAGTTTTTCAACTGTCCGTATGAAACCTAATGCAGTTTCTTCTAAAGTAAAATGTTTTTTGACAAAATTAATTTGTTTTTCATTTAAGCCAAGTATTGTACCTAAAAATAAATTATTCTTTTTAGAGTTTTCAGCCCAAAAATCTAACCCTTCCATTTTTTTAGAAATTGTACCGAAACTTTTACCAATAGAAGATTCGCCAAACTTATCTTTAATATTTTCTTTTGTTTTACTGACTCTTTGTTTCATTGCTTTATAATCTAAGTTATCATATACTAGTGAACCTGCTGTTGCTGCTAATATACCATTTAACACCATTAATTGTTTTTTTTCTGTTCTTGTTGGGGGAGTATTAAATGATTTTTTTAAACCTTCAGGCATATTGTCTTTTGCTTTATCTAATAGAGTTGTTCTTAAACCACCTAATCTTTCAAATGTACTTCGGGTTTCCCCTGCTGCATCAACTAATCCCTGTTGAATTTCAATTTGTCTAGTTACATTTTTTTTCAATTCAGCCAAGAACTTGCTTTCTCCACCAAAACTTTCAGCCATTTGGTCATAATATGGTAATGCTGCTTTTAGTGCTTGTATATTTTGTTTTTCTTTACGCATCCCTAATGCTATTGCTACTTTTTCTAATTCGGCCATTTCTTTACTAGCCTTAGCCATTTTTTCAAATCTTTGAGCATCTCTCTCTGCTGCTCTTTCAGAAGCATTCATTATTTGCATTAAAGTAAGAACACTTGCTTTGGCTTTGTTTAGAACTTTCCATGCCCCTGTACCTGATAAAAATCTACTAATAATTTGATAATTTTTACCTTCAACAAAATCATTCATCCCTAATAATTGTTGTTTGAATTTAAATGCTTCACCGGAAGAACGTGATAAAAGTTTAGTGATATCTACTAAATTATCTTTTACTTCTTCCAATTCATCAACCATGTTATCACTTTTTCTTGTTCATCTTTTCTATTTCTTCTGATTCTATTTTCTTGACTTCACCATGTATATCCAACATCTCTTTAACAAGAGAAGCAGGTGTATTATATGCGTCTAGCGGGTTTATATTAAACGTAGTGGCGTATGTATATATCATAACCTTAGAGGCTATAATAGGCGATACTTCACCGCCTTTTAATGCTCTACGGATTAATTTTCGTTTCCCGTATCATCCCCCATCATATCTGTGAAGGGATTAGGTAGCACTTCTTTTAATTGTGCGCCTACATACGGGCTTAAACGCAATAGTTCGATTGAACTTAAACTAGGTTCAGTTTTTTCAACAAAATTTTCAACCATGAATCTATACATTTTATTCAAATCTAATCCAAAAGATTGATTCGATGAATCTATATCCATCACGCTTGATAAGGCTTGTTCCACCTGTAACCAAGTTGGTTCTTTAACCCAAACCATTAGGTATTCATCAGAATCGGGGTCTACCCTCAAATGATGGCATTCAGTATTCACGGCTGCAAACAATTTACTCTTATCACTAATTACTTTCTTTTCCATTTTTCCACCTTCAATAAACTAACAAACAAACAAACGACTGTTAGTGGAATATAATATTATACGCTATCTTTCTTTACAATGCCTCCGTATTAGAAAGGTGGTAGGGGAAGAGAATTGCAGCCGCCCCTACCATATGAAAACCCTCAATCATCATTTAGGATTACCCATTTACCTGTATATTTACAAGAAGATAATGTTCTTGCAGATATAGTCGCTGTTACCTCGATTGCAGATTTATCACTTGGAAAAGGAACATCTACACTTTGAATAATATAATCATCTAATTCTATCTCTATGAAATCATCAGAAGATTTTTCAAATCTTAATTTGATTGTCCCTGTATCTGTATCATATTCTTCTTGTTCTCTTAATTCTTTCCATATTTTACTATCAGTAATTAATAATGTTAATGATAATTCATATGTTCTTTGTGCAGGTATATGTGCAGACATTACTTGCCTGTTGGTATTACCAATGAATCTTTGTGGGGTTATATTATTATTAATAGTTAAACTACCTGATTTAACCCTTGCATAAGTTTGACCGAATAATGTTATAGAACCGTCAGAATACATATATGGTGTAGTTGTAGTTGCATCATAGTTGTATAATCCAGTTGCTCCTTCTAAACTCCTGTGAGGAGTATAATTTTCAGGTGCATCGAATGCACTTCTTGTAACTAAATCTAAATTAGTTTTTAATTCTTGACTTTCTTCAAAGTTTAATGTCATAGTATTAACTTGACATCCTGTAAATACTCTTGAATACATAGATGCTCCATCATCATTCAAAACGTATCTATTGGTATTAGATGCTTTATTATAACTTACATCCAAAGCAAATGAAGGTAATTCATGACCATTTAACTCAGTAAAGGTATAAGCAATAGTACCAGTACCAATATCTTTCAATGAACCTGTTGCAGATGGTGGATATTCATTACTACCAATGGCTCTAAAGAATTTGGTACTATTGTCACCAGTTGTAACAGTTTTACTAGAACCACCTATTGCATCATTTGTTGCATCATGTGTTACTGCATTAATCTTACCTAAAGCATAATAAAACCAAGAACCATTGTTCAAAGAAATATCCAAAGAACCACCACTTACTGTTTCTGCCCCTTTATATTGATGTGCAAAGTTTCGTGTACCTGAAACTGCTAAATTAAGTTGTTTCATTTCAACTTCAACATTAGGAGGAGTAAATTCATTAACAACACCTAACCAATTGTCTGATAATAAAGCGTGTCTATTGCCACTATTAATGGCTGACTGAGGAGCAGGTACGGGAGCGCCAAACTTTTGAATTGTTGCAGTTATACTGCCTGATGCCAATGCAGTACCAATACTTGCATCAACGGTAATTGTAGTAACAGTATTTGTTGTTATAGTATGATATTCAGTATCACTACCTTCTACTAATTTAACTTCGCAACCAACATATAAATCAGGAACTAGTTTTATTGTAGTATCATTAAATGTAATTACTTTACTTGAGTATGTGCAGCCAGTACCTAGTAAAATATTGCTCTCAGGTATCATTGTTGCTTGTGTGCCGCTACCGACATATATTTCATTAGTCATTTTTTCTCACCTTAGATGCTTCTAGCGAACCGCTTTAACTCAATGGAAAGTTTGTATCCTAATAACCTTTTTCCTCTATCATTGGCTTCGCTTCTTCCTGTTAATTTAATCAACTCTGCACTCTCTTCCGTAGAAGTCCCTGCATTTACCGTAGGGTTTAGGCCATTACTTTCTATAATATATCTAGCAATTCTGTATAGTGCTTGTAGCCTATCTCTAGAAAATGTCAACTCAGCAAAATCTCTACGATGTAATACTCTCAAATGTAAAGTAAATGTGTAGGTTTCATTTCTAACAGAATAATCTATGGTAGGATATTCAGTAGAATTACTATCTTCAAAAACAACTATTACTGATTGAGAATCAACATCAACTCTTCTCCCTTCATTAGGAGCAATAGACCGAACATCAATAAATCTTGGAGTTGCAATGTGTGATGAAGTTATATCTCCTCTAGTTTGTAAAGTGCTTGCAGCAGATGACCAATTATCACTCAATAATTCAATAATAAAAGTTACTTCATCCATGATGAAACCTCTTTAGCAATTTCTTTCTCTAACTCTTTTTGAAATATATTCATAGCATTTTTAAAAGTATCTTCTTCTGAAAAACTCATATCAAACCCTAAGTCATCTTCTATCTCTTTTAATAATAAATTTCTTTGTTTTTGGATTTCCAATATCTCATTAAATCTAGCCATCAATTGTTTCATAATATCACAAACTATAAATTACTATTTTCTTACCATTTAGAGTTTCCATTGCTTCTTTTACTAATATATCATGCTTAGTTTTTAAGTCAATATTAGAACCTGTTTCAGCAATTAATATTGAATTATCATCATGCCTTATTATTTCAGCAGCAACCAATTTAGTTGCGGCATCATGTATAACTCCGGGTACTCTTCTATCTCCACTAACATAAGTTATTTTACAAGAATGATTTTGAACATAAGGATAATTTTTCAAAAAGAATATTTTACCCTCACTGTTAATAGTCCAATAATCACCTAATCGTCTTTGGTCTTGATTGTCTGTAAAGTTTGTTTTAGAACCTGCACTAACAGTTATAGTACAATCTGAACCATCATCCCCCGGTAAAAGAGAAGATATAATCACTTTACTACTATCTTCTGTATCAGTAGATGCATAAAAGAAATCAGATATATTTCTAGTTAAAGAACCGCTAGTAGCAGTTTTAGATTTAGCCGCAGTCTCACCTGTAAATTGTGCAGTTTGTTGTGGAAATACTTCATTAATTGCATCTGCCACTTGACTAGCAGTAGTCTTTTTACCAAATGAACCAAAGAAATGAACACCTTCTGTTAATACAAATGAAAAATTACCTACCCCTAATGTTAAATTATATCCTGAACCTGTTGCAGGTGGAGAATAAGAAGCAGTAGCAGAAGCCAAATCAACATAACTATTACCTTGCCAAACTTCTAATCTAACTATTTTCATTATTTTAGGTCTTTCTAATTGTATAAAACCTACATAGTCTTTGTATGGTTGTACTGGGTACTGGGCATGCCTAAAGAACTCAAAATTATGTACCTCATCTCTGTATATTATTGGTCTAAAAGGATGACCTACTTTATCATCTATTTTATCCTCAACTCTTTTAATTATTGCACCTACTTCTCCTCTACTTGGTGTAGTATTATCTGTAAATTCACTAATTTGTAATAATGCAGCCACATCAAAGTGTCTAGTATAATATCCTTTACCTTGAGAGTAGTTAACATCAATATTAGTGAAATCACTTGGTGATGATGCTTTACCCATTTAATTCACCCCAAATCAAAACCTATCCACCATCCGTTCTAAACTTCTGTATGTCGCCTTTAGTCTATTAATTGTTCCTACATCTTTCAATTGGTATTCCCCCGTTGAACCATCTTTTTCTGATGATATTGTTTTTGACCCACCACGTTCTGTCATTTTTTTACCCCTACGTTCAGGAGATAAAAATGTTTTATTAACATTAAAATTATACTCACTTAAATATTCTTTTTCTATTTCATCTATCTTTATTACAGGAAATACATTACTAGTTATTTTTAATCTACCTGCATCTGTAATTTCTTTTGTTCCAAGAGCATTTGTCCCATCTTCTTTTCTTCCTGATACAATTCTTTTTTGTCTAGGTGTATTATACCATGCTAAAAATTCTTGAGGTTCTTTATTTATAGCAGCATCAACGAAACTTGCCCCATATGTTTCTACAATATCTTCTAAAATATCTCTTTCAGAACTTATATCAGTAACATCTTCATCTCCCTCATCGGACTCAATAATTAATCTATTTTGTTCATCAATTGATACAGAAGCATTTGCTTTATCTCTAATTGATTTTTCTGCTTCTAATACTTTTTTTCTATCTCTAGATGCCTCTACCAAATCTTTAGCAGTATCTTTTGCTTCACTACTACTATAATCACCAGTTATTGCTGCTATATCAGATTTATTTAATTTCATCTTTTTATATGTGATATCTAACCTACCTGTTTTTAATTTACCATTTTCAGGCTGAACAAAACTCATAATTGCATCTTTTATAGGATTAGTTACAGGTCTATTCAAATCTAAAGATATATCTTCCATAGTAAAAGATTCAAAATATGACTTTGCTTCTGAAAAATCTGTAAAACTTTTATCTTCTCCTAAACCATAAAAAACATATTCATCATCCCCATCTTCATTAACTTCTACACGCATTGCGTAAATAATACCTGATTTTCCTGTAACTTTTTTAGAATCCTGAATACCTCTTTCTTGTATATCTTTAGCATCAAATATAGTGCCTACTTTTACCTTTACTGTTTTCTTAAATGATTTTCTTTTACCTGATTTTAAATTTCCTTTTCTATCCATTATCTTTGCATCTTTTAACATTTTTTCTATGTATTTTTCAGAATCAAATATAATACCGTTCCATCCCATGTACACATAGTCACTTAGATTAGAACTCAACATAGGTTTTCCTGAAAGAAATGCATCTAATGTACTATTATCACTATCTTCTACTTCTAAAGTATAGTTGATAACTCTATCTACTTTGGCTTTATTCTCTAAATCTTTTACTTTAAATTTAATATCATCCATTCTTTTTTTAGTAATATCACTAAAAATAGTTGATTCATTTAAAAGATTTCTTTTCTTTAAATCATTAATCAAAGATATTAAATTCTGTTGTTGTATTACAGTTAGAAACCTATTCATATACATTCCATATGATTCATGAGAATAATATGGTCTATTTTCATTACTTAAATCAATTTCAGAACTATTAATATCTAAATTATCAAACTTTTTTTTATTCAAAGCATCATAAACAAGGTCATCTAAATTATCCATTCTAGGGTTATTAGGTTGTATTTCATGAAAAATATAAGTAACTAAATGTTCATATAATTTTACATTTTCCATAAGCCTAACATGACCATAAGTTAAGTATGTAGGTTCTAATATAATATCTGATTGAGTCGGGCTATTATCATCTTCAACAAATATTCGTTCTGCTTCTGCCATTTACTCACCATATTTACGCCAACCATTTAGCCCAAGCAACTGCTTTACCAATTCCTTGTGCTATCCCCAATCCACTTTGAGGTGGTGTATATGTTGGTTGACCTGTTTGTGGGTCAATCCAATATGGATTATTAAACTGGTCATAACCCGATGGTGGTATAGGATAACCACTACCATTGTTCATAGCCATTTGTTGTTGCATTACTTGTTGATTCATTCCACCCATTGCAGGTGCGCCTTGTATATTTGCAGGATTCATACCTTGAGGATTACCCATTGCAGGATTCATACCTTGAGGACTACCTTGTGCCATTGAACCTGAACTAGATGCAAATCCTTGAGACTCTAAATATTGTTCTTTTGCCATCTTTCTTTGCATAATAACTTCGGTATTAAGTGCAGCACCTAGAATATTCTGCAAATCTAATGTAATATTTTCAGCAGTAATAGTTTCATATTCTCTCAATGAATCAGGATGTACTTCTAAATCTCCACCTGCACCTTGAATAAATTTTAATTGGGGCAACATTTGTCCCAATACTCTTTGTGTAACATCTTCTAATAATTTTTCAAACGCTGTTAAAAATGCTTCACCATGATAATAGAAGAACTCTTCTACATGATTTTCTTGTAGTGTCAATAAATTATTCATTGACTTAAATTGCGTTTGTTGATTTTGTGTTATCTGATTTGATAACGCTCCATTACTTGTACCTAGCCACCCCATTCATCTTCCTCCGTATTTGCTTGTATTTTTGTTCCTTCTATTAATAATTTTTTAACTCTTTCATTATGTGCATTATTTTCTACAATTAATCTAAACAATTCTTCCTCTCTTGTTTCTGTATTCATTTGTGGGGGTTTTATAGTCCATCCTAATGCTGATAAGTTTTGTATATCCTGTTGTTTCAAAGTAGTTAATGGCCCACTTGCAATTGGATTTAGTGATTTCATACTAGGTACATAAGCACTAAATGATAATCCATGTTCCTCCGCAAGCATCTGTTGTTCTAACATTTCATATTGCCTATGCATATGAGAATGCTTATCACAATAAGTACCTCTCATTGGGTAGCCCTTCCTAACTTTATGTAAAGGTATCGGTGGTCTAGTTGCATCAGAAGCATTCCAACGCTTTTGTGTACCACACACTACACACCTATCTTTTACATTAAAGGCAAACTTATATGGAATTTTTAAAAATGTTTTTTTCTCAGGTTTAAGAATAGCAACAATTTCTTTTAATTGTTTTTTTGGCTTGTTACTTTTAAATTCATATGCCATTATAGAACCCGGAGCGCGAGCCATTTCTTTAGGAGGTAAAAATGGATTCGCTTCAACATATGCATTGGTAGAACCAATTAAACTAGGAGGCTGATAATTCATACTCATTGTTCAATCCCATCCATTTCTCTACATTCAATACAATTACAAAATTCACTCATAGAACAATTTAATGTTGTATAATATCTTTTTTCTTTTCTTTTCATTTAATCACCTAATAATCTTTAATCATTGTTAATACGCCACGATATACCATTTCTGAATCTGATTTTGCACTTACTATATATTTGAAGCATGGTATTCCTTTCTCATTTAATTTTGTCATTCCACTTTTAAAAGTCTCAAATATTGGGTGGTCTTTAATTTCTCCTTCATGTGGGTATTTGTCTTTCCATAAATCATATTTGTTAGCCCATATACCTACTGCTATTGGATAATCATGAGATTTTTTTCTACCCTTTTTATTTATAGAATCCCAATAAGGAGAACATATTGTATCAACTAAAAAAGTCCAACACAATTGCTGCTCAATATCATAATGCTTATCCATATGTCTGTCATCAATCATGAATATGATATACTTAACTTTTCTAGTTTTCATATCTCCAATCCATTCAGACCAAAATACTGTTTCTCCTCCTACATCTGCTGTCTTAACTGTGTGTGCATCCCCATCTAATTTAACATATTTCCTACTTGCTTTTTCACGACCAACAGTTCTTTTTTTAATTTCTGGTACTTCTCCTCTAGTTCTTAATTGATGATGTAATGTGGTTTTTCCTACTCTTGTTGCGCCATAGATACCAAAAGGAATGGAATGCATTCTGTTCCACATCTTTGCTACGCCTTCTGCTACTAATATAACAAACCCTGCCATTACTGACATAATTAATCACCATAGATGATGCCACCAATTAACAATTGCAGTCCAAGTAGAATTATAGAGATTGATTCCCCAAAAAGGCAAGGCATGTCCTACAAAAAAACTAGTAATACATGCGGCAGTTGACCAAAGAAAAAATCTAGTTCTTAAAAACCATATATCAGCAGAATGCGCTCTTTGTAAATCATATGCTAAAGTAGATTCATCAAAACCCATTAATAATTCAGAAACCATATACCTCACTCATTCATAGTTAAGAATGTAGGGCTTATGGCATTATCAACAGGTTGCTGATATGGTTGACCAAATGCAGGTACGGGGTTTTGTATGAAGTTATTTCCGTAAGTTTGGTCATATTGGCGCATTGTATCCCTAACTCTTTTTCGATTTTCTTCTTCTTTTTGTTTTCTAGCCCAATATGCATCTATCTTTCGCTGCAATAAAATATCTTCTATTCTATCAAATAAAGTTAAATCGAATATTGCTTTCAGTATCATTATACCTCCTATGGTTAATATTCCAAATAATAGCGCATGTGTATAACCTGCGTATGGGAACATAAAGCCATATTGGGTATAGAAATAAATGTTAACGCCACTTACTGCGCCAACAAATAAAATCGTCATTACTAATCTTGTATCATCTTCTAAACTTGGCATTCTTTTTTCCACCTATATCTATGCGAAATTAACTGTGCAATTACCTGCCCCTGCATCAAATTCAACATAGCATCCTTGTGCTAATATTGCCCCATGTAAATCTTGCTCTAATGCTTTGGCAGTACCACCTGCATGCATATGAAGTCGCAATACTTCTTTTTTACCTGAAATAGTGCTATTAGAACTATCCCAAATTTTAATTGTGAATAAAGCATTAGTGGTAGAAGTCATATGAACACTGACTAATCTACATCTATCGCTTGATACTAATGTTGATGAGGATAATACCCCACTAGTGTTACAACCTGAACCACTCATACTTATTCCCAACCATTGAAACAAGGGGTTGCCTTATCAATCTTCGGTTCACTCTTCTAAATCAGAAACAACTTTTTCTTTTTTAGTTTCAAGTGTATCTTTTTTAGCAGCATTAACTAAATCTTCAAATTTAGTAGATGTTTCTGCCTTTGGTTTAGACATAACCTTTTTCTTTGGTTTTGTTTTCTTTTTAGTAGGAAATAAAGTTTCTGCTACTTCTTCTGACGAACCTTGTAGATTAAATTCTTTCTTAATTAATCTTAGTTCATTAGCCCCAAAGTTAGAAATAGCCTCTCTATCTTCACCCGTTAATTCAACTACTAGCCCTGCATCTCCTAGCATGCCTACCGCAATTCCTACGGGTACTACACAATTCTCATCATGACGTATTTGGTAAACTGTACCCCCTCTTCTTAATAGAAGTGGGCCATCATGTTTTACTCTTTTTAATCTTACATTACTCATTTTCTTTTCCTCCATTATAGTAATCTCATTCCCCTCAGTAAAGAAGGGAATAAGACTACGTTATTATAATGGTATATATTTTCTATTTTAAAGGTTGCCCCATGCTCTTACTCGCACTGAACCACCATTAGCATCATTAGCCAAAGTAGCGTTAGTACCATCTAATGCTGTAAACATAAGAGCAAAAGATGTTCCACTCTCATACGCACCTGCGGCACTAATTTCTACTAAAGGTAATACTGCATTAGCATTGTCTGAACCTGTAATAGTTACGCAATGAAGTGATGAAAGGCCAAGAGCCGAAGCAGGAATTACTGACCCTGCTGCGACTATTGACGTTACATCTATCAAAGCATCTACAACATATTCATCACCAACAGCCTTTGGAAGTGTAACTCCCTTATGGTCTGCAAGTAAAGTAACTGTATATGCTAAAGCCATTCAAATCACCTAAGCACTCTTAATGTTAGTAATCTTACCTTGACCCTTGAAGAAAGAACAGCAAGTTTCACCCATTGTTCTGTACATTCCTTGGTTTCCAAGTTTACCGACACCGAATGGGTTTCCGTTAGTAATTCCATCCTCAAAGTATTGAGTTGGTTTCATAACAGATAGCCACATATGGTCTGTATCTAGGAACAGCATATCACTCAGTTCATTTGTTGAGTTACTACCAGTTGAAGGCATATCTTTTGCAGGGATTAGAGGGATATCAAAGTATGTTGCTACTCTAAATCCAACTTCTTGACCCTTTGCACCTTTTACACCATTATGTGTAGGAACAATCTCTTTCCTATCCATAAATCTTTCTTGGCTTTGTAGTAAGTCAGCAATGTGCTGAATAGTATCGTATCCTGTTAGAATACATTTTGGGTTTCCACCATTTTGACGGATTCTTCTAATCATACTATTAATCATAGTTAGAGTTAGAACTCTAGCATCACCTGCTGCATATCCATCTCCAAAGTCAACCTCTGCATCCAAGAAAGAAGCAACACCTGTTGCAGCGTTACTACTAATAGTAACACTTCTTGTTGTACCAAACAGATTAACTACATCTGCAACAACTGCGGAGTTATCTCCATTGTTTGCACCAGTAGTCAATAAGTTAGCATTATACATAGCAGCGATTTCACCCGCAGAAGAAACAATCTTCATCAAAGAAGTATAGTTTCTTTCAATGTTTGTTGCTGTACCATCATCATATGATTCGTATGGCATAACTAGCATTTTGCTTTGTGTTTCTGCATGATGCTTACCCATATCTTCTCTAACGATTGCACGAATATCTCCGACACCATCATCAATAGCAGCCAATTCCATACCAAGTTCTGAGAACTCAAACAAATGAGCAACAGTTTTTGGACTTACGAATAATTTAGCGTATTCAGGTGAAAGTGGTCTAAATCCATTTGCACCGTCTAATGCTGCATTTTCTTCTACTCCACCAATTTGGTCTACTCTAGGTGTAGATAAATCAGCAGTGTTTGCAGCAACAGCAGTTGTTCCTGTTCCAAATGCAGAACCACTACCACCAGTAGGTCGGCTCTTTAGAACTCTCCATCCTGATGATGTGTAAGGTCTTTTTGCTAGAATTGAAAGAGGGTTAACCTCTTGGTTTAGCATTGACCATACTTTTTGTCCGTAAAGAACATTGTATAAATCTCCCAATCCACTTGCTGCACTAAACGGGTTTGATGCAGCGTCATGGGGCGTTCCGAATCCACCGACAACACCTGAACTCTTTAATAGAGCATTTCCGGCAGGGCCAGTTAATCCATAGGTTGCGGCTTCTAAATCTTTAATTGTGTTTGTGTATCCACTCATCTTTTCTCACTCCTAAAACTTCCTCGCTAGATTATGAATATCTCCCCAACTCATAGAAGATAACTCTTCTGATGTTGTAGGGAAACCTTCAGGTAATCCAAACGAAACTTCTTTTGCTTTTGCGATTTCAGTATCTTTAGCAGATAATGATTTGCGTAGTTCAGCAAACTCTTCTTTTAATGCTGCTACTTCTGTACGAGCATCATATTCTGCTCTCTCATTAGCAGACTTTCTTACAGCCTGTTCTGAAACAAATCTTGTTTCAAATTGTTTTGATAGGTTTTCATAAGCAATCTTTTCCAATTGTTCTGCTTTGAATTGTTCATAAGCCTTTTCAACATTTTCAGGAGATAAATCTAATGATTTAAATTCTGATGCATCCCATTCTTTAGATACTTTTAGAGGTGCAGGAGTTGCAGTTGGGTTACCATTTACTACTACTTCTTCACCTGCTTCTATATGTACTAAGTCTTGGTCATCTAATGCTTTTGTTTCTTCATCATCAAGAGCCATTTCCATCTCATCTTTCCCGTCTTCAGTAGCCATGTACTCCATGTCTTCTTCCATTGGGGCTTCCATCGTTTCTTCTTCCTTATTGAGAGAATTAACTTGTTTCATCAAGTCATTCAACTCCTCAAGGGCCTTTTCTAACTTTTCAGTCATATTTTTTTCACCTTTTTCTTCCTTTAATATATCAAATTTGGCTTCAGGATTAATTCCTTTTTCGCAAATTGTGACTTCGTGTAATTCAAGACCATCTATTTCATTATATTCACCTAAATCACTTGATTTACGGCTTCTTTTAGAAATAGCCTGACCTCCTATGCTAAAGGAACGCAATGTTCCTTTTCTAATATTTCTAGATATTTCTTTTGCTTTTTCAATATCATCTCTTAATTTAATAACAACATAAAATCCAACGTCATCTACATGAGTCTTATGCACCAAACCATTTTTATCTCTATAAGAATCAATTACTTCTCCTACTTGTACATTAGAATGGTTAGACATTACATTTCTAAATTTTTTATTAACCATGAAGCCATCAACAGCCTCTTCTAATGCCTTAATAGTAATCAAATCATTTTGCTTATCTATCATTTCTATTGAAGCATAACCACCAATAATTAAATCATCTGACTTTAGAATACTAAAATCACGAACATCTTGATTAACAAGACGCATCGGGGCAGACAGCATTAGCAATATGTTTTTTTCAACGACTATATTAACTAAGCGGTTTCAGATTCAGGTAAGTCTAATTTTTTATACCTGTCAAGTGTAATATCCCATACTCCTTCATCTTCTTTAGTATCTAACATAGTTTGTTTTTTACCAGTCCATGTAACCCAAGTATCTTTACCATCTAAAGGTACAACCCTAACATGTAATCTAGTATCAAACTTATTACCTTCTAGTTTATACTCATGATAACCATCCTTTTGTACTCCTAGTATTAATTTACCACTATCAATTACTTTACCTTCTTTAATACCCGATAAACTTATTTTAGCAGGAAACTTACCAGACTTACCAAATAAGTTATAAACATCAGATGTTGTTTCTATATCAAATAACCAAGCCATACTTTTTTCTGATGTTTCAATAATAAAATCTAAATTATCATCTTCTCTTCTTTGAATTATAAAGTTTGCTTCTTTAGGATTTTTTTTTGGTTGCTTTTCTATTGTATCACTATTAGCCACAAAATTATCTTCTGTTTTATTATACACAATATTTTCTTGCCTAATTAACCATTTCTTCAATCTTTTTACATCTGCACCAAAAGCAGTACTTTCAAACTTATCCATATGATGTTCTTTGACAAACTCTAATATTTGCTCAAAAGTAACTGGTTCATCCATTTCTAATAACCTATTCTTTATTGATAACCTCAACTCAGAACGCATACTTTTTATTGCTGCTTTCAAATCTTCTTTCCAAACATCAATATCATACAAAGCCTTTTTCTCCATCAATGTGTCACCACTAAAGCCCATAATAGTAAATCCATCTAAATCATTTTTCAATAATATTTCTGCTTCACCATGTATATCATCAGTAATATACATTTTTTTGACACCTTTCAATTTATACTTAAATGGCTTATCTAAATCTTCCCAAATAGATTTTTTAGTTTTATCAGATAATAATTCTAAAGTTGCTAATTTATCAGATTCAGTAACTTCAGGTATTTCAATTACTTTAGCAGAATACAAACTAAATCCTTCTTTAGTTTTCTTTACTTCATCGACCTTTACCCTAACTATTTCACCAACCTCAACAGATTCTTTTGTATTCAACGCTTTCCCAACAGGAATATATGCTTTATCTTTTAATTCCGTAGTTTTGTATTTTCTTGATTGTTCTGCGGTTACAGGCCCAATACCAATAGTATAAGAATATAAATCACTCTTAGTCTTTTTAGAATCTAATACTACAACATCTAAATCAACAAACTTTTTCCACTTAACCCATTTAGGATTTTTTCTACTACCTATCTGATAAGTAGATTCTATATCTTTAATCACTACACCTTCTGACGCAGGTAGTTGCATTATAGTTTCAGAATAAGTACCTACTTCTTTGATAGAATCTGCTATCCTAGTATCTTTTTTAGATGGGAATGCCAAATCTTCTGAGGAATGTTGTGAATATTGATACATTAAAATATTAATTCTTTCTCTCAATGGTTCATCCATTAAATCTCTTTCTTCATGTCTCATTATGTCGAATACATGAAGCCTAAGTTTTAATCCATCTACGGGTTTCTTGAACATATAATTAATTACTGATGCTCTATGTAAAGGTTCTTCACCTCTAAATAACATTAATTCTCCGTCTAATATACAATCTCCAAATTGTTTTTTATTTAATTGTTCTACTTGCTCAGGGCATTTATCAGTAATATCTTTTTGATTATAAGAATATATTTTTATCTTACCATCTATCTTATGTAATTGAACTCTCATCCCGTCATATTTTTCTTGAACAACATATTCACCACTAAAGCCTTTTAATTGCTCCATATCATTTAATTCAAATATCCTGTACATAGGTTTATTTGGAATTACAAAATTAATATCCGCCTTTTCTTCTTCTGATTTAGTATCATCAGATTTTTTTATATTAATATCAACTAACTTATTCCATTGTACATTAGTATATTCTTCTAAAAATACTTTCTTTAAAAGAGACAACATACTACTAAACTTAGTTTTAATTCTCTTAGTATCTTTATTTTCACCATAGTGTTCAGAAATATATAATGGAATATCTTTAGATTCCAAATCTAATCCCATAGCACCCTGAGTAATTTCATCAGGAAGAAGACCATGTTTTTCCCACGCTTCAGAAGGCAATGGAACATTGTGCGCTCTTAATGCATAATGTATAAATGCAGCATATACACTATCATTAGATAACAATGTATCTACTACATTATCACCTAACTGTTCTGCAAACGGGTCGCTTATTTCTTTAGATTCAAATCTCAATGATTTAACCGCTTCATATAATTTTTTTGCTTGTGTAGAAGTTACATCTTCTGCCCTTTCATCAAATAAAATATCTTCATCCAAATGTTTTTTTAATAATCCTGTAAAAGCATCTAAAGAATCAAATTGAGTCCGTATAGACTTTACAGTTTTTTTCCATTTTTTACTATATTCTTTTGGGTCTTCTAATGCAGATAAATATGAAAATCTAGTTCGCTCAAAAAAATCTAAAACACGCTTTGTTAACACGTCTTTTTTCTTTTCAAATACTACACCTGAAATTGACATTTAACCACTCTATTCGTGCAGATTAAATCCATATTTTCTTTCCATGTTAGCACGACCACCATGTTCAGCATCCATATAAGTTGTGCCTTCTAAACCTAATTTTTTGACTAGTGCTTTTAGTTCTGAATATTCTTTTTCATATCTAGCGAAATCAGAGTCTTTCTTAGGACTAGAATTGAATCTTTCAAATGCTTCCATAAACTGAGCATCCAAATCCTCTAGTTCTCCTTTTGCTATACTATCCATTTCTAAATTTCTAACCAAATCTAATCCTTGTGCTGCTTTTAATAATCTCTTTAGCATAATTGCTTTACCCAAAGAATCGTGTAAATCACCAATTTGTTGAGTCAATCTTTGTTCGTCTTCTAATAGTTTTTTCTGCCTTCTACCTTGTGTTGCATCAAATCCCATAGAATTTTTATCTGAACCTGTTATTTCTAATTCTTCTAGTTTAGTATTAACATCATCTAAATCTCTCTGTAATTCTCTAATTCTCATTTGTTTTTCCCTATCTCTTTCATCAGATAAGAAATCTTTCATTACTGATTTACCAACGTAACCATATCCTTCTTCACCAGTAGGATTTGCTATTTTTTCTTCTTTAGGATTTTTAGGAGGGCTTTTCAACTTAACTTCTTCACCCATAACATCTTGTTCATTAGCAACAGTAGTTCCATCACTAAATTCAGCCAAAACTTCTTTTGCTTTCAATATTGCTAGTTCAATCATTTTTTCTTCTTTTGTTACTCTTTCCGGCATTTTTTTCACCCCTCAATCCTTTCCACAATTTTGTGAATATCATCCCAATCCATTTTAGATATTACATCACTGGTTGGTGCAGAACCATTTACAATTGCAGGTTTTGGTGATGTAGATACTACAAAACCTGATTTCATTAACAAATTATCTTGTCTATATACTGTATCTTCTAGTGCTTTTACTTTGTCAACTAACTCTTTCATTAGTAATAATATTTCATTTTCTTCACTCATTTTACAACCTTCTCATTTTTCCTTTTAAATTAAATTGAACTGCTAGTAATTCTCTTCCATCACCCTTAACATCAACGTAATAACCATCAGAGTCATCAAGACTCAATTTAATATCAAGATATTTACCCATACCTGCCAATACATCTCCACGATTAATCTCATCCTGTAATTCTTTCATTTTTTCTTCTGTGTAATCATTTTCATCGGATATATTATCATTTAAATATTCATCCAACATCGGCTCAAACAAATCTCTAAATTGTTTAATAGTTTTTCCACTTTGCTTCCTTAATTCATTTTTCCAAGTCATTATAAATCACCTTTTTTACTTGGATAAACCATACTTCGCAACTGATTATACAAAGTCTCGTAATCCTTCCTTAGTTCTGCTGCTGACGCTACAATACTTAAGTTCTTTTCATCAAACCCATTTAATTTTTTAGTTAGTTTCTTATCACTTTTAATTAATTCAACTTTCTTCATCTCATCTATAAGAGTAGATAGTTTAGTTAAATCTTGACCAAAATATTCAGAAGGTTGAGTAGATTGAAGTAATTTCTTCAATTTCTTTTTTTCTTTAGGTTCTAGTTTTTCCAATAAACCACTATCTGCTTTTTGAAGTGTATATTGCCAACTCATTCTAAATCCCCCATGACTTCTCTTAATATAGCAAACTTTTCAGGTAAAGACTCAACTTCAACAGT